AATACTAAATCTTAAATAACCATAATCATCTGATGAACCATTATCTTCAAGTGATATTGCCCAATCATTATTTTTTTGTAATATTACTTGGTCTTGTGATTTAGGACTTCTGAATCTAAATTCTACGGTATCTGGATATAATCCATTGTAAGTATCCCATTTAGTTTTAATGTATTGTCCTGATTTAAAATCCGTAGCTCTTGTAAACTTTCTTTTGATTTCATAACTTACTCTGTTTCCATCATCTGGTCCACCATACTCACGAACTCTAAGTATTGAACTCGGTATACCATAACAAGTTAACAATCCTCTTAACGCTCTTTCAGTTCCTTTTGATTTAATAAAGAAAGGTAAGTTCGCTAATATTCGTTTCCAAATCTTTTCTGTAATTTCCTCTTGTGGTGATTCATATAATGGTGTACCGTCTCTATTTTTTCCTAAAACATACTCTGGTAAATTAACTAAATCATTACCATTAAATAATTCTAATCCGAGTGATTTTGCATATTCTCTTGCAACATCTTTTGATATACCTTCACTTATTTTATTTACTCTTTTATTAATGTCTGTAAATCTATTTATGTAGGTATAGATTTCATCAAATTGTTGTCCGACCATATCCATAAATTCTAAGAATACATTGTTTGATGTATCTCCGTAAATATGTTCTGGTAGTGAATTTCTTAATGAGTTCATATTCCTTTCATCATAGTCAGACGCACTAAGTATCATATTGTTGAACCACAATGTAGATTGAACATCTCCCGAATCTAATATATAATTTATTTGTTTACCCGAACTATCAAATGAAGATGACTTAGGCCAAGATGTATCGTGGAATTGTCCGTCTGATGAACTTACATAAGATGTCGATTCATAATATAAAAAGTTTTCATATGGGTCAAATGAATTTTTAACTCTTTGTCGTTTTTTTTCGATATCTTGTATAGTTGACAATGAACTTGAAACTCCACTCAATGAAGAACTATGTTCTGTATATCCTTCAATTAATTGTAGCTTCTTTTTAAAATTACGAAGTCTTGTTTCTGCATTTGAAAAGTGAACAAAGTTTCCAAAACCCGTGTCGTCTTCTTCAAAATTTAAATTTGTAGTAGTTTGTTGATAATTAATATTTGGTTGAACATCCAACAAACTTTGAGATACCAATAATCTTTCTATATCTCTACTATCTTCATCATTCGTGCTTAATAAACCCGATGTTGTCTGATATCCAGTTCCCTGAAAGTTAATCGGATTATCTACTGAATTAAAGTTTGGTAGTCGTAAGAATATTCCGTCATCTGGTGTTTCTTCAAATGGAACCAGTCTAACTCTTTCTGAATAATTCGGTAATCTTTTCTCTACTATGGTAAACTTATCACCAATTTCTACATCTGATGAAAGTTCTACTTTTGATTTAAAAATTCTTTCTTGACCATTTATGTTTAATTTACTATTTGTAATTAAATAATATTCATTATCAACCTTTACATAAGTCTTGTATCTATTGATATTACTTTTTTGATAATTTACTTTTGTATTTTTAAATTTATTTGCAACTTGGTCTTCACCTTTGTGTTCATATAATTCAACACCTTCTTGATATGATAATGAAACTTTTATACGATTGTAATCAAGAACTTCTTTAATTGTTGCAACATAATCTTGAGCGTTTAATTTTATATCTTTTGGTTTAACAATTTTTTCTTTTGCTTTCTTCTTACCTTTATCGGTGATTTCACTACCATTAGGTAAAAGTCCTTTTTTTGTTAAATCGTTGATTAATATTTGAAACCCAGCAGGTCTGTTTTCTGGTTTTACTTTTGACCAGTATTCCATTTTTTCTGCTTGTTCTTTTGCGGTTAATGCTCCACCTTTATTACCTAATCCATCAGCAATCATAGCTGCTTTTGTTTCTTCTGAAACATAAAAAGGTTTACCGGCTTCATCTGCACCACTTGAAACGTGTTGTGCAAATTCATCTCTTAATGCTTGAATACTTGCCGGTGGATTCTTAGGGTCAAATCCAGCGTCTTTAATCGGGTCAACAATTATTTTACCATTTTGACCAATTTCTTCCAACACTACTCCACCTGGACCAAGAATCTCAGTAACACCATCTGGTCTAACATTTGTTTTAGAATTTTTAAACATCGGTCCTTGAACAATATTACTTGGACCTGGACTTGGGTCCCCATTGTAAACTACATCTGGACCTTGTGGTGGAGCACCTTCAGTTGGTGGTTCCACTGGTAATCCACCAATAGATTGTATAGTTCTGATTGGTGCAGTTGGTGTATTTGGTTTTGATTTAGGTAATTGTAGAGTTGATGCAACTGGTGTTTCAATTACGGTCTTTGTCGTATTAGAAACTGAACTAACTATAGCTTGGGCTTGAGTTGTTGCAGTGGTTGTTTTTGGGGAATACATTGTTTGAATGTTCGCCCTGACTTGAGCTCTTCCTGGTGATGTTGTATTTTTTGGTGATTCTGCATTAGCGGTAGATTTTTTTACTGAAGCTCTACTTCCACCTGCACCTACACCGGCACCAGACATCATACGAGCGGTCACTTGTTGTGAACTCGTTCTACTACCCTTACCTTGTTGGGACTCTTCGGTTCCTACATCAAAGTTTGGAAATTGTGCTCTAGCTCTTGCCATATTAATTTAACCTTATTGGTTTTGTTTTATTAATCATTATCTTCTATCGTATGCCCTATCTTGTAACGCATTATCAGCTGCAAATTGTTCTTCTTCTGTACCATTTCTAAGATACTCAATTAATTGTTGATTAGTATAGTCTGGAACTTCATTGTCTCGATTATAATCTTCAACAAATGTTGAACCTGTATCGTCATCATCGTCATCATCATCTGGTAAATCACTATTATCAAAATCTTCGACTCCTGTTACTTTATACATATTTGGAATTACAATCTGTCCACCAACCATATTTTGTGTAAACCCTCTATCAGTATCTTTAATTTCAAACTCTAATATGTGGGGGTTTTTAGAATCAAACTTAGCCTTACCTGTTGGTGAATATTGAATCAATTCACCCATTTCAACAAATTCATTTCTATAAGGTTCGTATGATATATTGTTATCAAGTTCAAGTTTGAACTCATCTCTATCGGGTGCTATTTCCGTAAGAATATATTTTTGTTCTCTTACGAAAATTTCTTCTAAGTTGGCACTATTGGTTTCATCACCTTTTGATTTATAAAATCTTGGTTTCCCATCTTCAACTATTCGTTTAACTTCACCGGTATAAATAATTCCTTTACTATCTACATATATAGGTCTTTCTCTACCGGCCAGTCTTCTTAAAAACTTATAAGTTACATCATACTCACCATCACGAAATCCTAAATCTCTTAAATGTTGACCAACATTAATGTCGATATTTTTTCCATCATCAACAAAATCAACTTCGTCAAGTGCTAAAACTTTATTAACTAATAAATTACCACCTGTATCGTAAACGTGTAACATTAAAAAGTCGTTGTTGATATCTCTACCAAAACTACTATATACACGATTAGGTAACGAAAAGTTATCTCTTTCTTTTTGTGTTAGTCCGTATTCTCTTGCCATATTAACTTCTTATGTTTTTATCTATAACATATGGAAATCCAAGCTTTAACCAAACTTCTTGACCCCTCAATGTTCTGTACAAATGGTCTTCAATGATTTCATCATATCTTAATTTTTTTAAATCTTTTTTAATTTCTTCAAATCTTTTTCCACTAATACCTCTTACATTTCTTTTTTTATTTAATCTAAACTCTTCCCAACCTTCGGCATTTTTATTTAGTTCATTTTTTCTAACAAACTCATATCTTCTTTTTTCTTGTAAAAAGAATTGTCTTAATTTAGCATTTAATTTATCAGTAGATGTAGATTCATCTAATTCTTCCCCGTATATTTCATTCACAACTTCAATAAGATAATCTCTATTGGTAAGGATTCTTTCTACGGTTTCTTCTTCAACCACTACATCAGAACTATCATCATCATCGTCAGAGTCGTCTACATCAAGTTCAACTGGTTGTTCATAAAATTTAAACTCAGAGTCTAATGTTCCGTTAAAAAAATATTGTGAATTTGGTAATCTTACTTCTTGAAATTTTTCTTCAACAGCAATACCTGGAATATCACTTTCAAAAGAAACAAGATTTCCTTGTTCATCTCTTGGTGGTACATTAGTATTTATTGAACCCGATATTTCTGACTTTTTAGTTATATCTTCTATGAAGGATTGATATTCATTTCTATCAGAGTTAATCATATTACTATATAATTCTGACTTTTTTGCTGCATCTGAAGGTAAGTAAGGCATTTTATCTCACCACTCTAAACTCATAGTTATCATCATAAAAGTTTATAAGTTCATCAGTAGTTCCACTACCACTTACTACCTTGATACAAAAACGATAATTTCTTTCTGATTGGAATCCATTCATTTGAACTCGAAAGAAATTGCCTGTTGAATCACAACTAATTCTTGAACCACTACCAAAAGGAACAATCACTTCCTCGGTGTCAGCATCTCTAACTTCATAATATATTGAACCACTTGGTAAATATTTTACAGTAAGTTCTGCTGGTGATGTATCGAAAGTTGTTGTTGGATAAAGTTCTCTACCAACGAGTCTAAACTTAACAATAGAATTTTCTTTATATTCTGGTCTTATATTTTTAAAATATACTTTTAAGTTTTCTAAATCTGTTGAGCTTAATGGGGATAAACTTCCTGTTGACCAAGAACTATCGTCCCAAACTGCTTCTAATTTAGGTGGATAAATTGTGTGAGTTTCTCTACCGAAGTATTTTAGATTTCCTAATCTATCTGAACTACTTTCGTCTTTTGTAGTATCACTTCCAGAATTGTATGCAAATGTTTCATCAGTTGGTATAATGGATTCTCTTTTTACAATAAATCCATTGTTAGGATAATCAGAACCTGAATAAATCCAATTATTAACTAAATCAGTTACATCTGCTCTGATATCTTTTTTATCAAATGTTAATTGATATGATGAACTAACTTTATATTGTCCTGTTTGTGTTCTAAACCAAGCACCCCCGTCAGTCAATACTGAACCCGTTACCCAAGGTGTTGATTGTTCTTCATCACGATATCTATAACTTGCACCATCACGAGTTACTGGTGTATGGTCAAGTTTTCCTGTTCCTTGTTTCCAACTACCACTAATCATATAAACAAAAACATTTTGTTCTGCTTCAACTTCTTCTGATGTTGCATCAAATAAATTTAAATAGTATTTTGTAGTAGAAGGAATCTTTCCGTCAATTATAGATTGTGATATATAAGATAAGTCAAAGTCAATCAATACTCTTGATATATTTTGAACATTTCCATTATCACTAACAACTTTATTAATTTCAAGTATTTCATCTAAACCTGTATTAATAGAACTGGTTGTTCCACCTGAATAAATTGTTGTGTCTCTTTTTCCAAATTCAAAATAATGCATTATCTATCTCCCACTACTCTTCCCTCAATATCTGTATTAGGGAATTTAAGTTCAAATATACTTGGGTCTAATGAAGGATAAATGATTCCGTCTTTAGATGCAGAATTTATATCATAAATATTACCACTATACCCGTTTGCAACTAAATGTTTGTTTTCAATTAAAATTAAATCTTTGTTTGGATTGTTAGTTTCCGGTGGAACCAATGATACTACTCCGTCCACCAACGAAATCTGATATGCTAAATCACTCAATACAATTGGTTGATTGATTTGCCATTTTTCAATTTGGAAAAACTCTTTTACTTTTTGTATTGCTCTAAACAATACATCATTTTTATTAAATCCTCGTTTAACAATAATATTAAACTTAACTCCAATATTAATAATGTATCCATCTTTTAAATTGATAGAATCTGTTAATACTCTATATTGTGAAAGATAAATTTTTAAATTTTCTTTTACTGCGGTATTTAGTCTAATTAATTTTTTATTTGAGTCGTACCCTAACAAATACATATTTAGTGCAAATGGATTTATGTTATCCGCGTTTCTATTAACTTTTACTGCTACACCATCAATAATTTGTAATTGACCTGATTCTTCAAGTTGTTCATCTTGAACAACAAAAGCTTTAGCTATATTTCCGTACTTATGTGGTAAAGAGTAAACTCTTGTAATGTAGTCTGCTCTTGTTACTGCTCTGTTCTGTGCATTAAAGTATGCTGCAGCATTTTCTCTTATCTGTGTTAAAGTTTCAGTAGAAGAACCACCAGAAGAAGGTGATTCATTTGTTACTCTTAAGGAAACTTCTGAAGCAGCTTGTAAAGTAGAATCTAAATTTTCAGTTGATATTGTATAAGATTTTCTGGAAAATGAATTAATAGTATTTGAAGGAACATTATGATTAATTGAACCACCATAATTATAAGTTACGGTAAGTGTTGTGTTGTTTGGTGCTAATCCAAATGTTTCTGTTTTCAAGAAATTACTTGGGTCGAATGATTCATCTAATCTTGAAATACCCTGACCTAATCTTGAACCAACATTGTCTGGATTTGGAATTATTTCTTCATCTGCATTATCACTAATACCTGAACCAAATCTTATTTCCATTTTATTATCATCACGAACATAAGTTGTAAATCTTCTTGCGGTTTTGATAAGTTTTAATAAATAAGGTGTATCATTTTGATATGGTGATAAACTCGGGTCATTAAGACTTGTATTTTCTACTGACTCAAATACCGTATCTTGTGCCAAGAAAGGAACTTCATACCAAGTGTTTCCGTCTGAATCAGTAATGGAAACTATTTCAGTAACTTTATCATTTGATAAAACTATCTTATCAAATTCTTTTGCATTACTAAATGAAAAAGATTCTGTTTCTCTTTTTCCTGAAACTGCTAAAGCCTTTTTAGTAAGTCTAAAATTTGTAGGTGCTTTACCTGATTCTGGTATTAAAGATTCTACTTGCATTTCATCTAATGAACTTGAAACTTTAAAATTCACATCATCTAACAATGTAAATGTTACACCATTTGAAGACTGAACTGTCGTTCCACTGTTAATAACTCCCGCATAAGATAAATCTTCTTTATATACACCACCACCCAAATCTTGAGCTGGAACATCTACGGTAAAAGTTAGTTCAACCGTAGAAGGTGTTGCTAATCTTGGTTTATATCCATATGATTGTGCAATCGCCAATACATTTTTTCTTTCTTCCGCGTATTGTAAGAGAGTTTCTCTAAATTGATTGTCAACATAATAATTCAATACATCTCCAACATAAGATGCCATTTCTATAAACATCATACCTGGTGATGCTTCATTAAAATCATTATATTGATTTGGGAAATAGTTTTTTGCAAACTCTATTAAGTTTTCCCTAATATCTGTAAAATCTCTACCGAGATAATTTACTTCTTTTTTTATTAACTTTCTATTTGTCCCGAAATCTGACATTTTTATTCTCCAATTCTAAAGTCAAAGTTTAATATTTCAATTGTATCTGGATTAAGAGGCACTGAATATTCTACTTGAACATTTAGTTGATTTCCATCTTGAGTTGTGTATACACCACTTATAATTATGTAAGATAAAAATTTATCAACTGCTTGATTAACAGCTTCTTCTATTCTGTCTGGAACATTTTCTCCTTGTTCAAATACAATAGACTTTAGTTGACTACCAAAGTCTGGTTGCATTATTCTTTCACCGGGTGTTGTTAACAACAAGTTTCTTAAATTGTGTCTTGATTGTTCTAATACGGTTTTTGTTTTACGAAAAAACCCCTGAGTATCAGTATAGTCTAATGGAAATCCTATTCCAACATTCTTATCTTCGTTTCTATCTATTTCTCTTACACTTCGTGCCATTATTTACCTTTATGGTCTGAAATTATCTTCACCACTTTTCTTTTTGTTGATTGCTTTCATCAAATCAGAATAATCACGAGTTAATGCATTTTGTACATCTTCCGGAACTGATTCTACCGATACTCCAGTTTTCCTGATTGTATCGACTGCTCCCATTTCTCGTGCTCTTTCTTTGTTTTGTCCCATACCTAAATCTCCGTATCCTAAGACATCGGCCATATTGTCAGAACCTAAAACACCACCACCCAATGTTGGATACTCATCAGTTTGTCCTGATGAACCTAATGGTTTGGTGTTGTTCAATACTTCATTTAACGCTTCGTTTTTTGTGTATTGTTTATATGGTTTTTTCTTAACAACTTTTTTAGGTTTAGGTTTAGAAATCACTTCTGATAATTTGACTTCTTCTTTTTCATTAATAAATATCTCGCTTAATTGTTTTTTGATTTCTTTACGAACAATTAATTCAATTATATTTCTTAATTTATCTTTGTTCATTTTTACTCCTGTTTTGTTAAATTTAAAATCTTTCCGTACGATTTCATTAATTCTAAATCATTTTCACCTGTTGCGGTTTCTGATAAGTAATTTTCTATTTGAGTAAACGCTCCATTCTCTCTTGCCTTAATTATATCCTTTTCTTTAAGTTTAGANCTTTNGAACANTGACAAAGTATCTTCTCCACCTGGTATCGATTGAAGTATATCTGATGGTACACTTTCNAATGTATTNAAAATAGCAGTTCTATCATTACTTTCAAGAGCATTATTTATAAGTTGTGCGTTTTCTAAAAGTGGTGNATTATCACTAACCACCTTTTCTAATTTTTTTATATTTTCATCAATACCTTCAGAAAAAGTTTGTATATCTCCAACTATATTTTTAAACCCAGNTGGTATTGGTAATGAAGCTGCAATTTCTTCTGGTGTCTTTGTAGTAAGTATTTNTTTTTCTAAAAACTCTAAATTTAAAGTAGCTTCTATAAAGTTTTTTGCTCCTTCCAAACCTTTAACAATATCTTTTACNCCAGAAGGTAATGTTACTGGATTAGATAATTTAGGAACTCCTAAAGTTAGTGCTTGAAATAATTTTTGTATTCCCATAGTTTGTTTTAAAAATCCAGACATATTTAAATCTGGAAATGGAATACCTTCTTTTGTTGCGTTTATAATTTTTCCATTTTCTTCACTAATATCATTTACGATTGTTTTAGCTTTTACTTCTACACCACCACCATCATTTGCTATTTGTACTCTTTCTCCTTTAATACGAACTGACTTCTTAGCAAAGATTGCAATATCATCTTCTGACGCTGTCAACAATACTCTACCTGAATTTCCCCATAATGTTGGACCTTCCCATTCTAAATCTAAATAAGGTTTATCTTCTTTTCCTTTACCACGAAGTAAGTATCTTGATACTTTTCCAGAAGTTTTGTCATAATTCATATCAAGTAACTCACTATATTGTTGAGAGTTTCTTAGTGTTAAAGAATTTTCCATATCAATGTATGACTCGTGGTTTGATAACTTAATATAACTTTTTTCTGAACCAAACTCTTCTTGTTCTTTAGCACCAAGTTGAATATAATTTCCATATCTACCTTGTATTAATGTTTGACCTTCTAATGAAGACTCCAATAATTGATTCGATACCGATACATTAGGTCTAAACACATTACCATATGGTCTTGACTTTACATCGGCGAGTGAATCAGCGTTTGATTTATTATCAACAAGTGTTGGTGTGCTTTGTCCTGACTTTTGATAATTAACTGATATATTACTATCACTCAGTCTGGAAAGATAATAATGTTCTTTTTTAAATCTAAATCCTAACCACAATTCTCCAATCAATGGTGGTTGTGTAATGTTAGAAGTCGCAGGTAAAAACGAAAGTAGTTCTTCTATTGAATCTCTTTGATTAGAATAAACATACCTACCCTTAACTATGGGAGTATTTAATTCCATTACTTCAAATACTTCTAAATGTGCAGTTGCGTCTGGTTCAACTGACTCAACGTATACTTGGTTTAATATGCGTTTGAGTTCTGTTTTAGTTACGAACCCGTCTCCTGCAACAAACACATTTTGTAGTGATTGTTTAGATTTTTTAGGCATTAATTTTCCTTACTGATAGAATTTTCTATTTCGTCTTTTTTGATTTGTAACTCTTGAACATCAGATTCTATTGCATCCATAAGTTGTTGTTTTTCTGATTCAGATAAACCAAACTCATCTCCACTATCCGATACTCTTTTTTCTGCTGCTGTAATTCTTTGAACGATTGTTGCCAACTTAACAAGTTGTTCGTCGTTCTTGACATTGATTTCTAAATATTCTTTCAACATAGGGATAATCTGAACGGCTGTATCTCCGTCCTTGATAAATCCCACAACCTCTTTCATCAATACTTCTAATTGAGTTTTATTGGTTTTGGAATTATCGTATATGTCCTTGAAGACATCTGATAGGGTTTTTCCCTCGAATATTTCGTAATCTTTTGCCATAGTTTTTACCTAACAATAAATAGTTAAATGTTAAAAAATAGGAATATATATTTATATATTGGTTGATTTTTTTGATTTTACTATATAGTTATTATACGAAATCGGTTTCAAGACCGATTTTTGTTCATTTAAAGGGGGAAACTAAAATGAAAGATACAATCAAAATGATTATAGATAGTGTATCTGGTTTAAAAGATGTACTATTACATATAATCGGCTTAGGGGTTCTTGTACAATTAGTATTTGTAGGTGGATTCTTAGGAATTGACATTGTTGGTAATTTAGTAAGTTTAGTAAATAGCTTCGGTGAAGCAGGATTTGCTGGATTTATTTCACTAATAATTATATTAGGATTACTCAACAAATAAAGGTGGATTCAAAGGCCGGTAGAAATATCGGCCTTTTCATCTACAATATATCCCAACTACCTGTATATTTAGTTTCTATACTTCCAGTCGCCATATAATTCTTTTGTAAATTGACGTGATGTTTTTTCAAAACATTAATAACTCTGGTGATGTGTTGTGTGTTGGAACCAGTCATTTCTCTAATCAGAATATACAATGCTTTCTTATTAAAGTTCTCAATATTATTTCTTTGTTCCATTAAATACAATACTGAATTAGCAACATCAATATCTTGTTTTCTTTTAAACACGGTAGTCAAGTTATTTGTCCAGTAGTCTACGAATAAATCCATATATTCTTTTTGACCTTCCAAGATATCTTCTCGTTGTGTTTCCCACATCGCATCTCTTTTGTAATCCGTAACTTCTTCACCCTCGTGTTGTTTAAGTTTTTTGTAATTGTTATTGTTGTGTAGAATCAAATAGTTCTTGGCGACAATACTAAAATAACTAAATGCCTTTCCTTTGCCTTCGGTAAACTTATGCATATTCATATACAAGAAACTTACGACTTCGTGTTTAACATCTTCACTCGGAACATCAAAGTAATAAAACTTAAATGTATGAATGATATTTTCTGCCAACTTCTCAAATGGAACTCTAATGTGTTCATTATAAATTCGTTCCCTCATATGTGGACGAGTTTCATTATTGTGTCTGATGATTGCGTCTTCTGTTCCTTGGTGGAAGTAATATCTTGGTGAACCTTTCTTTGCTTTTCTTGGCATTATATCTCCTGTTCTGTTATTTCGTTTAACTCGTCTACTGCTTCTTTGATTGCCTGAAAGATAACTCCAACCTCATCATCGGCTTCAAAGTTTCCTTTAGCATCTATTTCTTTTAATGTTGTTTGTGTTTCGTTGATTCTATCAACATAACCTTCAATCCAAGTTTCTAATCGTTCTACTTTTCTCGTTAAGTTAAATGTAGTCCAACCTAAAGTCAAGATAATAATTGTTAACAATGCATATATCATTTTTTAGCCTCCCCAAATAGTTCGTTAAAGATGTCCTTAGCGTCTGTGGTTTTGGTATTGAACTTTTCTTTTACTTCGTTATCAACAGCTTTTTTAATCTTACTAACTGATTGTTCAACTTTTTCTGCTTCTTTCTTATTACCATTTTTCCACATATCTCTTTCGTAGTATGTAGCCATCATATCACCCTGGTGAATAATAACCGGTAAGTGTGTTCTCAACATAGATGTTGGTATTGATGTTTTTAAATATGCTTCATTTGCTTTCACATACATTCCGTCCGCCAATCTAATA